TGCTTTGTCGTTGTAGCAGTTCGCATTCCTACGTCTTCATTATTGGTTATTTCTATCTCAGTATCAGTGCCTGCCTTTTGGGCTGAACTACCTCTTAATCCTTTTGACGGGTCTTTACCTGAATGACCAACCAGCATAACGTGTATGCCCGTTTCCGCTCTTAAAATATCTAAATTTGTTAAAAATCTGGCAAAATCGGAATTACTATTCTCATCAAGTTGCCCCTGAGTGGCCCTAGATATAGTATCAACGATCAATACCTTAACTGGTTCATATTTTTTACCAATTACTTCTATTAATGATTTTACCTTAGCCATGTCATCTTCATTATTAAAAAGATTAATCGGTGCGGCCCTAACAGCAAGATTAACATCTTCAAAATCATTATACTTATTTCTTAACGCGATTAAACGTGCGTTAAACGCCTGACCACCTTCGGTCTGCAAATATAAAACAGCACCACCTCTGACCTTGTTGCCCATCCAGCTTTGTTTTGCGGCAATGTGATAAGCCATATCCATACAAAAGAAGCTTTTACCCACATTACTAGCACCATAAACAATGCTCATGCTGTTTTCGCTTAACCAGCCTTTAACAATGTAATTTAATGATGTTTGAGTTACGGCCTGATTTGGAAATATAACCTCATCTAAAATGCTTTGTGGTCGTAAGGCTTTGATTAAAAAGTCTTTTCCTCTGGCAACCCAAACATCGTTCCAATCTAAACCTTCACTTTTAGGAACGACAAAATCAACGCCATGTTCCTCTTTAGCTTTGTTACAAGCTTTTAAACCAGCCTCATCATTATCTCCAGCTATGGTAAATTCTGTTTCTGGTTTTACCGATTTTAGTTCACTGACAACATTTACAACATTACCAGCATTTAAAGCATGAACGCACGGCACTGATGTTGCCTCATATATTGATGCAGCAGTTGCAAAGCCCTCAGCAATGTAGGCTTTATCCTTAATCACGCCACCAACAACGTGAAAACAGCCTTTATATTGCAAACCAGTGTTAAACTTCTTTTGACCCTGCCCATCGATGTACTGGTAACCTTTTATGTCACCATCTTTATTAATAACTGGTATTTTTAATTTACCATTATCAATTTTAGCGCCATGTTGCTTAATTCTTTTTAAAGACAAGTAGGGGTGAATATCCTCAACTTGAAATTTAGGCACTTGTGAAAAATCTTCTCTTTTTTGCGGCTCGAACTTAGGTAACAATCCCTGATCCCTTAAAACTTTAGTTATGCCTGAAAAATCTTCGCATTTTCGACAATTTACACGAACCTCACCATGAAAGTCGCTAATCCAGAATCTATCCTTACCGCCACAACATGGGCAAGCCCCATGATATTCTTTTGGGCTTACTTTTTTTAGATCTAATGACTGGATTATACCTTCAGCATACTCTGACCAATATGCTGTATATGACTTGTTATTATTATCTATATATTGTACCATTTTACTCGAATACTCCGCATGGATATTTACATAACTGCTAGACCTACTTTTATTAGCCTTTCTGTAGGTTTTAACTTATAAGCCCCACTTTAACAGTGGGGCTATTTTTTTGCTTAGAATGGGATTTGATCGTCAAAGAATTCCGAATCATCAGACTTCTTATCTTCGCCCTTATCGGGCGCAAGCTCAGTTTCCTCATCGTCATCAGTTTTAGGCTGATGCCCATCAGGTGCGTCACTAGCCTTAAAGCCGCCCTCTTCAGCCTGAAAGGGTGACGGACGCTCCATAGGGGCAGCTAACTGCAATACCTGAACATCAGTTAGCTTTAGAGTAATACCCTGCTGTGAGCCGTTCTTATAGCCTTTGATGATGAACTGACAATGCATATCACTGTTAGTTGTTAGAGCAAAGTCTTTCGCTAACCTTTCGGCTGCGCTATCCCATTGCTTAACGACAGTTTTTTCATCGCCATATGTTGGCAGCTTCATTTTGCAATAACCTCTGCCCTCATTATCCTCATCTAAAGGTAACCTAAATTTCTTAGGGTCTTTAATAGGCTTGTTTTCTTGCTGACGCTTTTCACAAAACTCTTTCCAGACTTGCTCACATAGTTTCTGCAAATCTTCATAAGCATCATTTGAGATAAATGCGTCACAATAAAAAGCAGCATTATCCATTGTAGCATCGCAACCGATATACCTATTATCTGGATCACTCCAAATGTAAGGCTGGTTCATTTTCGGGTATCTAGCTTTTACGTTTTTTAGTTTATGTATCATGTTAACCTTTCTACATTTCATCCATTACTTCATCTTCAAGATAGCTGGGCAAATGAATAACGTTTTCATCGGGCCAGCCAGTGCTAAATTTACCTGATATTTGAGCATCAAGTAATTCAGCCATTGCTTTGAACATCTGCTTTTCAGCATATTTCAAATACAATTCGCTTAGTGTGTGTTTTGTACAAATACCTGTATCTTTACACACTGCAAAAAAGATAAACCTATCTACTGTCAAACCTATTGATTTGCAGCACATCATATAGAACACAGCCTGAACGCCATAATTCCAGTTTTTTATCTCTTTTGAAAAACCATAAGGGCTGACATTGAATGTGGTTTTAATATCCATCAATGTCGCCTTTTTATTCTTTTCATCTAACAGCATACCGTCAGGTCTGCATTTAATAGATAAGCCAGTGTTTTCGCATTCTCCAAACACACTAACCTCTGGAAGAAAATTTTTATGCTTTATAAAGCTCAGTAAATCAGTGTTAGTAATTAAAGAAACTTCAGCCAATTTTTTAGCATGATCGTAAGTTCCCTCTTTTAGCAAAATTTTACCATCCTTAGCCGCCTGATCTTCCATTTCAGCCCAAGCTTTTCTTTGCAGTTTATTTGGCAAGCCGCGCATAAATTCATTCTTCTCTGGCTCCAAAATAAATCCATGAACTGCGCTACCTAATAGCATAGCTTCAGTTGGCTCTTTGCGAGGCTCATCTTGTTTTAGCGCCCAGTGTAAGGCTGAGTTTTTAACAACCTCTTTTATATCTGATGAACTAAAGTGAGGATAAGTGTCACTGTCGTGATACTGCTCATTGGTTAAATTACGCTTAAATTTCATTTTGTAGCCTTTCTAACTATTCCAATTCTCTCTAGCAACGTAGCAAAAAGCTTCCCAATTAAGTTCAACCTTTAAACCTTGCTCTGTGTTATCCCTCATCAAATGCTCAAGCCTCATTACAACTCTAATTGGTTGTCTATCAAACTTGTACACTAAGACAGGTTCTTTATTAGCAACCTTAGCCGCCTTATCAACCTGATCCCACCAGCTTTGCGACCAGCTACCCTTCTTATACCTTTTACATTCTATAGTATAAGGGAAGCTGTCATCGTCTATAAGTATATCGCCCCTATCCGCAGATCTATACTGTTCTAGATCCCTCTTTGCCGCCTTTACATTTAGATCGTCCTGCAAAGCGTTACATATAGTGCGCTCAAAACTAGCTCCTTTTTGCCTGCCATTAACCATATCACTTATTATGTCCGACAGGTTCCCTTGCCTTAGAAAAGTTATATTTAACTAAATCCTCCTCTAAGTTTCCGTAGAGCATATACTGCTCAACCAATACACTTTTAGGAATGCGAGTTACATTGCTAAGAAAGTCCAATTTCTCAACCATACTTTCCCTCATCCTCATGCATTGCTGCACTGTTTTTTGCTTATCTGTCATCGTAACCTCTTTAAAAAAATTGACACTATTGCATTTAGGGAATATTACCTTATATGTCAAGTCCGTGCAATAATATAATGAAAGGTTAAACAAATGAAACAGAAGTTAGATATTAGACAGGTAGCAATTATACGCATTATTAGATCAGGGCATGGATTGGGGAGATGTATGAAAACGCTCGATGAGGTTTTTATTCCAAAGTCTATGGTAGATCAATTTAATTTAAAACTGAACGCTACTTGCTTTATTGAGGTTATACATACTCCAAAAGAAGAAATCCAAAGACTTGAGGGTTCAGGTAAGCTTCATAGCGAGTATAAGGCTAAGGTTATTTATGATAAAAGCAGTCCGTTTATCCATTTAATGGATCAATTTTCAGTTAAGGGCTTGGCTGGCCTTGGTGAGCTTGCTCCTCAAAAAAATGTTAATGTTATTGATTGGGATGAAGCTATTTTAGCAGTTCTTCAGTCAGAACAAGAATTTTTTACTAGCTTTGAAGTAATGGAGCAAGTTGAAAGAAAATATGATGCTATTGGTTCTAATAAAGATATAACTAGCAAACTTACTGGGCTTCACATGAAGGGTAAAATTGCTAAACTCTCCCTTACTGTGGACGGCAAGCAAGATAAAGTTTCAAAACTCGCTTGGTGCGACAGAAGAATAGCTATGGATATATATAAAAAATACGTTTTGGGTTATGGAGATGAAGATGAGAAAGCTTTGCACACAGTGCAATAATAAAGGCTACATTGAGGTAGAGGTAGTGCATCCAGTTATTTTTTTACCTAGCATTGGATACATCACTAAACATAAAAAACTTTGCGAAGGGTGTAACAATGGAACTGAAGCCAGAAGACAGGAATCTGAGAGACAGCTTAAAGAGGGAAATACAAAGACTGGAGCCAATGGCGCTATCAGTTAATGCAGAGCCAAAGGTTAAGCAGCAATATAGAGATGCCAAAGATGCTATGAAAACTCTTGTTGGTAAGCTGCAAGCAGAGGGCGTAAATATATGAGTACGCACACGTTAAAGGCTAACAGGCGTCACCCAGATGCAGACAGAGACTGTATACAGGTGGGCCACATAACTTTTGAATTTAGCAGAAAGAATAAGACTTTTTCATTGAAAGCTTGTGAAGCTGTAAATGCAAAAGATCGCAGACCTTTATTTACAGGGTTTATTGAGAAAGGCATGGATGCAGAGCTAAGACGGCTTGCGTCTGTTTTTAGGCAAATAGCGGAGGAAAATAATGACTGAAGAAGAAATTGGTAAAGCCATGAAGAAAATGGCAAGGCAGGAAAAAGATAAACAGCGTAAAATGCTGCATGGAACTTCAAAAAACATAGCAGCGGAAAACAAGTTTAGGCTTTTAAATAATAATGGGAAAAGAGTTCGTGAGGAAACCAAAGGTAAAACTAATACGAGCAGGAGAAGTATAAGACCAAAGGCTTCCTCTAGAATTACAATATCATAATCTGGGGTGTAAACAATGGAATATTTTACATTATTAACACTTATGTATTACATGAATGGGCATCCTCAAGAGGCAAAGATTTGGTTTGCCAGTGAGGATGATTGTTGGAGCGTGTTAATGCAAAACGATACGCTTTACGATCAGATTAATGCAGAGGCAGGCTTTTGTGATGTATCAGGGATACCATCAAAGATAGTTAAGCCTAAGATTAGGCCGCAGTGAGCCACTCATAAATCTTTTTAGTTTGCTCTATACGATCTTTAAGGCCATGCGTACCCCCGTTGACCCTTTTGGTCACGGACTTAATTGTGTCAGAATCAACGCCCTTGTCACATATACTGAACAGCTTGTTAGACCTGAAGAACCACAAGGCTGACTCAAAGGCGTATTCTTTTTCGAGCAACATGGGGTTTTCCATAACATCAGGTAAGCGCATATCAGATGCAAACGCTCTTACATTTGATTTGCCTGTGCATTGTAAAAATCCTTTTCCAGCGTACAGCCAGCCGTCATTAGAATCTTCAGCATTGCCCATGCGCCCGTTATAAACTTTGTTAGCTAATGCTTCTGGGTTCTTTGTGTATGGCTGTGCAGCCTCTACAGATTTAAATCTACTAGGCCACACAGCCATTAGTCGCTCTGGGGTGCTGTAATACAATCCCTCTTTCGTGCGCTTAAAACCACCGCTTTCATGGTGAGCCTGACCTAACAGGTGCGCCCCACGTTTATCTGATAATTCATAATGTTTTGCAATAGCTCTGGCTGTGTTAGGACCAAACGATCCATCATCTTTTACGCCACACTTAGCTTGTAATATTTTTAATGCTTCACTCATTTTTTACTATCCGTTTTATTAAGCTTATCAAATGACCTCATTCCACCCATGCCGAGCATACCTAGCAACAATGGCATCATCACTGACATATCTGCTTGAGGTATGCTAAAACCAAAGCCCATTGCGATAGGAGCTACCATGTAATTTATGCCTAACGATATACCGCCGATCCAGCCAATTAGGGGTCGCCACGACGATTGGAACCAGTTGCCTTGAGCATCCATTTTTAATATTTCTAACTGGGCCATTACTTGCTCTTGGGCGTGCTTTTCGCCCATAGTTGCAATCTCATGCGCCAACTGTGCAGCCTGATCTTTATCTTTTATAACTTTACCAAGCAGGCCACTTACTGGCCCTATAAGTTTATCTATCATTGATCCTTACCCATATTTGTGAAGCCATAATAAGCTGCAACTATAGCAGCAATACTGACATAGTATATATTGCTCATGCTTGCTAACATTACTGAGGCTTGTGGTAGTTCCATCCATTCCGTAAAAATAACACCAAATGGAAACAAAAGCATACCTGTTAAGCTAAACCACGCCATTCTGCGTTGTGCATCGCGCTTGGCATCGGCATCTAAAACCTGTCTACGCAATTGATCGAGCATTATTTCGCGCTCATCTGGATCAATTTTGCCGTTATCGTTTAGATCATATTTTGCTTTGGGCATCTGCATACTCCTGTATTATTCTTCTATCGTATCCCAATATTATTAGCTTACCACGTTTATCATATGCTGCAAACTTCTTGCCACGCTCTACTATTGTTGGCTGTTTACTTCTAGGCAAGTCACCTTCATTGAGTTGTGTGTTACCATTATCTTTGCTTTTTCTGCTTGCTCTAGGCATTCCTGTTTATCCGAAAATGTGCCGATCTGATAATACTGTAAGCGATCTGTACTAATAAAATGTAGAAAAACCAAAACATAAATCATTTAAAATAATCCCAAAAATCTATCCAACCCATGTGATGCAGATAAGCAGTTGCCCCAATAGCAGACGCAGTGAGTAAGAAAAATACCCCAGCTAGGGTAAGAGCTAGTTCTTGTCGCTCTATAGCGTCACGCCTCGCTTGAGCCTCTGCCTCACGTTTTTCTAATAAAACTTCCTTGCGTATTTTTAAAAGCTCTAACCATTTT